ACTTCATTTGCTAAGCTCCTCCTTATAAACATAATATTTAATTTTAAATACATAGAGCTCGTTTAACCAGTTATTAAAATTATCACAGGATTTACGAGGAATACATATTTGCTTTATTTCTTCTACAGCTTTTGAGTTAATTAATGGCATGTCTGGTAAATTTAATTTGGGTGATTTACTTGTTTTTATCTGACAACCGCTCAAGATTAGTATCAAGATCAGTAGGTTTAACGCTTTCGCTAACATCTAATACCTTTTGTTGAATATTAATTACTTTGTCTTTTTCAAAGTTATTTTCTACAAGTTCTTTATTGTCCAAGGTTAATGTTTTATTTCTTCTTAAAATATAAACAGTAAAAAAAACTCCAATTGTAAGTAAGATTTCTTTAAAATAAGTTATAAAAAACATTTTAATATTGGTTAATAATTTCTTGATTATTATTATTTTCCTGTTTTTGCTCTTTTTTCTTAGCTTGTTCTACAGTAGTTGGGGTCTCTGTTTTATTAAATATTTCAATGGTAGGTGAGAAAAAATCATCACAAGCGATTAATAAACTAGTTACTATAAAAAAAATCCCAACAAATATTTTAAATTTATTCATTTTAAATCTCCGTAATTGTAATAGGATAGATTGCTTCTACCATTTTCTTTTTAACAATATACATATCTGTTTTTACTCCCTTAACATCTTCAATAGTAATTTCCCCATTTGTCCAAAATACAAGGAAATCACAAACATATTTAACACCAGCTTGTAAATGAAATGGGACTTGTCTTAAAAAAAACAGGATTTCACCGCTGTTTTGTAATATTTTAAGCTGTTGATATCTTTTATGTTCTTTTTTAGAGGCAAATTTAATTCCGTCAGCTTCGCAAGGTTTAGCCCTGAATTTATGCCTTAAGATTGCCATAATTCCAACTCTGCTTTTCTTCTTTTGTATAAACCATTAGAGAACTCGCTATCTATATTAACAACACCTCTAACCTTGCTAAAAAATTCATCAGCAGCTCCGCTGTAGTCTCCAGCATTTAATTTTCTAAGACCAGTGCTTATTTTAAAATTATATGCCCCCCAGTTGTATATAAGACTTACTAGAGCATCAAATTGACCTTGACTTATGTTTACCTTTACAGATGAATTTATAGCGTTCTCTGCTTCTTTAACGTCGTCTTTTAATAGTTGCTCTGCTTTTTCTCTAGTCATACGAGGAGCAGCTTTTGTTAAAGCAACTAATTTTTGATCTATAACATGACCATAGCCTATAGTTGGTCTCCCAGCAGGACACATATAAACATAATCTCTAAATCCCTCAAATTGTTTGATTAGATCAAGTCCCTTTTCTGATACTTTCATTTTTCAGGACTTTGTGGGGTTAAATCAATATTTATGCCTGTTTGTTCTTCTATGACTTTCTCTGATATCTCTTCAACAGGATTGTCATGATACCAAAAATAAGCCGATAACAGACCAATAATTATGGCCGCTATGATAATAAAATATCTGTTAAGAATAATGATTTTTAATAATTCTTTCATGAATCACGCTTTTTATAGTTAACAAATTGCGAGACTTTTTAAAGAATTATTAAATTGAATAAAAAAGGTATCGGGGATATTACTATCCCTAATTCTTACTCGCAAGGTTCTGTATTGTTAAATACCCTGTGAGTATAACATATTATTGATTTTATTTAAAACTAAATTTTGAAAACGTTAGTATTTATACACTAACTATTATCTCCTGATAATAACACAGCTAAATCATGGTCAGCTTGTATTTGCTCTAGTTCTTCTTGGCTTTTAAATGTTGATTCAATGCTTATATTATTATTTTCACTAGATAATACGGGGGTAACAGGTGTTGGTTGGTTATTAATAATATCATCTAAAGCATTTAACCCTTTTTTTACTGCAAATATCCCAAGACCTATATAAAACCCAGGACTAAGAACTGCTGCTACCAAACCTACGACATTTAATGCACTTTCTACAACTTTATCACCTAATTTTTGATCTGATTTATTTTTTGTTGTTTCTTTCATAACATTATCTCCTTAAATATAATAAAAAGGTTTTTAGCTGCAAGGTTCTTTTAAGGTTTCTTAATTAAAAGCCAACAGGATGAATTGTGTTTTGTGTAACACTATTACGTAAATCGTTAAGTCGTTGCTCTTTTATGTGTTTTTGTTTTTCTTCTTCGGTCATATTACAAGTATGGCCACAACTGCAAAGAGTTAACATACACGTTATTATAGTAATAGAAATTTTAGCCTTGATCATTTTTTTACCTCCTTTTTAAATATTATGCAGCTTCTATACCTTGTGAATAATTATATTGCTTGTTGATGTATTCTATACAAGCTAGTTGCTTTTCCTCGCCTAAATCAGCAATACTTTCAACCCCTGCTTTGCTACACCACTTGTTGATTATTTCACTTGGCACATTATACACTTTAATAAGTTCTATTAATTCAGCAAGTGTTTCGCTTTTTTCTGCTTCTATATTTTCAAGCACAGTGTCTAATTTTGAAACAATACTTTGGGATTTAGGCGTTATATTTTTAATTTCTATTTCAAGATCGTTAATATCTTTCCCCTCCATTTCCTCAGCTGTTGGATGCTGACTGACTATCTCAGGAAAAGCCTTACGTAAGGCTTGTGCCTCAGCACATTTTGCTATCTGTCCGTATGGTCTTTTTTGCCACATACTATTAGGCGTTGGAGTATCTTTTTTAGTGGCATAGTTTTCCAACCAGTATTCTTTAGCGGTAAACTCAACAATAGTATTATTTACTAGCTTTTTAACTGTTACCTTACACCATTTAGGATAGGTAATGTCTACCCCGCCCAAATTACATGTAACATCTTCGCCAAACTCAGGCTCGCTTACACCTGCATATTGATTACTCCGTGCTGCCTGTATTCTATATAAACCAACCCCAGGCATAACTACGTCTTTATATTCATATCTACCAGTAAGAGAATTTTTTACATTCATTGGGACGATATGAACTGGTTTTTGCATAGGATCTAATTTTGCTGCCTTGCAATAATCAAGAACCATTTTTATACTTTCATCTTTTGCACCAGTATATAAGCTGTTTTTTAGTGCTGACCATATATGCTGGTCAATTTCATTATTATTTGTTACTACTATATTGCTCATTTTCTACCTCACTTAATTAAAAATACTCTTGATTGCTTTGCGACATTGGCATATTTCAAATACATTTCCTTTGCCTCTTCCTTGAACCTTTTAAGATCAAAGCATGACCTTGGAGCTGTATTTTTCCATGTAGCTATCACATTGCCGTTATTATCTATAAGTACGTCGTAATCTCTCATAAACTCTTGAATCTCAACCTTTAACTTTTCAATAGTTTTTTGTATTTGTTCTTCTGACATTTTTGCTATTTTTAATTCTTCAAGTTTGGCAATTATATCATCTTGAGCTAATATTTCCTTATTATTGCTTTGCGGGAATAAATTAAACGTATCTCTAGTAGTAATACATTTAGGCGGTATCCTTTTTTCTATATGGTTATGCCAGAAATTAACGCCTATTTTGACTATTTTACCCTCTAAATCTTTATTCTTATTATAAGTGTATATTCTAAAATCTTGACCACCAATTAAAACTGCTATATCAATTTTACGAGCACCAGAGATTGCGGCATAATGAGCAACTTGCACCAGATATGACTCAGGGATTTGGTCAGTCCCTAAGTCTCCCCATTCTTTAGCCTTGGTAAAACCAGCTGTCTTACATTCTAAAATATGTGTTCCATTATTTACCCATCGATCAACCCAGCGATCAATATTAGCTCCTAAAAATTTATGTTCAGGGTGGTATATTGTATTTGGCTCTATTTCAATATCATAACCAGTAATTTGTGCATATTCCTTGGCAACAACATCCTCTAAAAGAGTTCCCCACCTCATCGCAGCATTAGTCTCTTCGCTAATATCATCACTAGTTTTATCAAGATATACATCAAGAGCAGTCCTATAAGGATTAAGACCGCAAATAGCGGCTAAATCAGTGCCACCCAAGTAATTCTTACGCTCTCTTAACCATTCTTGCTTGTTCATACGGCTACTCTTCTTGAATACATATAATCGCTATACATAAGGTCTCTGCTCTTGCGCTCACTTTCTTTATAATTTTCTATTTCCTGTTCTAATGCTACTGGGTCATATTCGGATATTTCCCAGTAAATTCCAAGGTCTTTAGCCTCCTCAAGTAGCATTTCGTACTGGTCTATCTTATAGCTTAGCTCTAAAAAATTAACATTGTAACAATCATAAGGAATGTTATATTTATCAGCTCTTGCCATTTGTTCTTTAATAAAAGCTTTTCTAGCTCTAGCTCCAATTCTTGTAAAAGTTTCCTTGGCAGAATCAGATAACTCTACTTTGTCTTCTTTAGATTCATGGAATTTAGGAATTTCTGAAATATGATCAGGCAACGCTTTCTGGTTATTTCTTTGAAAATAAACTTTGCCAGCTTCCTTTAATGCTTCCAGATTAGAAAGCAGTTGCAGAGCCTGTTTAGGCATTATTACTTTATTTGTCATTGATAACTCGCAAGAAGTAGATTTATATGTTATTGTATCACACTCCGCATCTTTGTTCAAATTTTTAGCGGTTAAAATATCACGGGCGAGAGCTAATCCTTCTAGTTGTTTTAAAAAAGTCTCTTGCGGTTTGCTGTCATTATTTGTAATCTGTAAGCTCATTTTTATTCCTCCGTTTAAAGATGAAGTGTGTTATATTGGCTAGCGATTTGTCCTGCGAAAGAAAAATCGCTAGCTTGTAACCCACAAATTAGAGCTTAGGTTTTACGGCTTAGGCTCTTTTTTTATGCCTTCATGGATTACTTATAAAAGAGTATATCTTTAGTAAGTGAATTAGTCAATATATTTTTTTAAAATATTCTATTTATTTTTACTTTGTTGTAGAAATGTGAGATAAAAATTACGGGTGAGAGTTCTTAATATTATGAGAAATATAGATAGGGTAGGGTATAGTAAATAATAATTGATTACTAAAAGAAAGAATGATAGTTTAGTAAAGAGGTAAGCGAACGTCTGCTACATGCAGGGTGTCTTTGCGGTTTACCGACTTGGTCCTAGCTTACCTTAACTTTTAGCTTGTTTCCTTATTCTTATCAAACAATTTAATCAAATATCTGTAAGCTAATATTAACCATGTCCATACTAGACTCATAATAAAGATGTCTTTTAAAAACGGATATGTAGGCCAATATGATATAATTTTACTTGGATTAAAATCACCTTGCGCATCAAATTCTTCCCAAAAATTATTATCGCTTTTAATTTTAGGTTTTTTATACTTATCAAACTTAGAACAACGAACTCTAATCCCTTCAAACTTATTTTTTCCTATACAAAACTCTTCAACTTGGGTTTTTATCTGGTGTATTTGAAATGAGCTAATCAATGTATCAAAAGAGAAAAATACAACTGTAGGGGCAATAATAAAAAAACAGATAAAATTAAAAATTCTCTTTATTTTCATGTTATATTTGAGATTTAATTGTTTTAGTTTTTATATGTAATTCTAAAAGTTCAAACAGCTTTAATTTATTAATCTCAAATAAATAACAAGAAGAATTTTGAGGTTTTGATTTTATAATCAAGTCTGTTTTTAACATTTTAGTTAGAGAAGGATATACCACTTGTTTTACTAAAGAAGATGCTTGCACAATACTCTCAGCTGGCACTGGTTTATCAAACATACTAAGTGCTTTTAATATCTTTTTTGGATTCTTAGTCAATAGAGGGTAGTTATCTATTGCTTCAAACAAATTTTCCTTATTATCAAAATCAGTCATTTTTCTTGTCAACTTTTAATTAGTATTAATATATAATCTTTTTTATAAAAATTTCAAGGAAAATAAAAAATAATCGTTGACATGAATAAAATTAGTGTATAATTTTATTACATGAGGTAACTTGAAACCCTAAAAGTTATCATTATTTCAATCAAAATTAAGGTATCATGGCTCTACTTAATACACATGCTACAGTAAAAAAATTTATGCAACATGGCTTTTCTGAAGAACAAGCCGAGGTTGTAGTAGATGCCATAAATGACCAAAGCAATCATCTAGTTACTAAACAAGATTTAGCAATTGCCGTTTCTGAATTAAAATCAGACATAGCTGAGTTAAAAACTAATATAAAATGGATTATGGCTATTGGTCTATTAATTGTAGGTATTTTGCTAAAAAATACCTTTATTTAAGTATTGCGTAGTAAAAACGTTTATGCTACGCTGTTGTTTAACAAAGTTTTGGATATCTGCAAATTAGATTGGTTTGCATTATTATCTGTAAAATTATCCGCTGGTTCTTGCGAGATTAAAGGGCTCTTAGTGGGTTTGTGTTAGAGTTTACTTTCCATAATATAGAGTATGGACGTGGCTAGATGGTGTCTCTACTAACAACTTTTGAACCTTGCACGTTTTGAAATTGTTAGCATAGACATAAAAAAATAACTCCCTGAGAAATCAAGGAGTTTATTTATAAAATTTTATTCTTTTAATGTCGGGCAGACTGAGATTGAATAAAAACTAAAAAACACAACACCCACAAAAACCCTTTAATCTTGCAGACATCATAAAAAAGGAGTAACTCCTTTTTTGCATCAATGAGGCGCCTTACTTCGGCGAAGAACCTTGCGAGTAATTGAAACCTTAGTAAGACACAAAACTAGGGAACAGATAATCTTGCAATTATGTTTCCTAAGATCATCACTGATACTTAGGACATTACCATTCTTTTTTGCAGCTGTCAAGACAGTAATTGCAAAAAAATTATGTTGTTCAGTAAAAATATTTTTTCAAAGATCTATTCTTTATTAACAGTTGACGGGGAAAGGTTATTTTACCTTGCCTTATCTTCTGAAGAAACAGAAGAGGACGGATTTTTCTTTTTTCAATGTGAAGATTGGTCGGAAAAATACGGCATTCCTAAACCCACTATCAAGAGATACCTAAAACATTTAGAAGATCAAAAGCTCATTATAAGAGAACTTAGGGGTTTATCTGAAGATAGCTATTATCCCGTCAAACGAGGCGGCCCTCATTCCTTTATTAAGGTACTTCCTCCAGAGACAGAAAAAGACATGACGTTCTTTGGGAAGTTACATCTCATTGAAACAAATGCTTATAACCATGGAACAGCAACTTTTAGGGATGTCTATAACATTCAAGACACTATCAGATTTGCATATGCTTTCTGCGAATTAGACGAAAACAACCTTAACTTCCAGGCATTAAAGAACATGGAAACTGGCCAACAGGTAGTTTTTAAAGGGTGTGTTAAAAGGAACACAGAGGGCAGACCTTGGATAGTAGATATTTGGAACATCAGACCAGCAGGGGAGTTTTATGCAGACAGAAGAAATTAGAACGATAGCCAAGAGGTTAAAGCGAATGACCAAGGTAGGGGATCAGGCGTTAATCCACGGAGTTTTCTGGGATGATTTAGATACATTATTAAACTTAATTTTAGAGGCAGATAGTGAGTAAGGCGGCTATTGTACAATTCCCAGAAGTAAAGAAAACTCGTTTATATTATGTTGATAAAAAGACTAATAGGCAAAAAAGATTATCAGATAATATTTTTAGAGATTTACAATATATAACAAGGACAAATGACCGCAGTAAAAAAATTTCACTTAAAGCAAGAAATCTGCTTACAAATTTATTGCAGATGATTTTAAAAAATCCTCATAAAGAGGAGTTTGTAGATCATACTTTCCTTTCTCAGATTACCGAAGTTAGTTCAAGTAAACAGAATGCAAGGTTACTTGATCAAATAAGCGACATCATTGATTTTACATATCATTCACATATTAGATTCCAAGAAAAAATAAGAGCTTATGGATATGTAATAAAATTAACCGAAGATGGCTACGAAAGAGCTAAAAATCCACTAGCTTTTTATAGCAATTTAGACGGACAAAAATGTTCACCTAATCCGACAAAAATGTCTAGTCAGGTGGACAAAAATGTCCAGATATATAAAGAAAAAGAAAACCCTATAGAAGAAATAAACTCTAGCTACGCTAGAGAGTTTATTTCTGAAAAAGAAAAAATATATAAAAAAGAAAAACCCGAAAATGAAACACACGCAACTTTTGCTCCTTGCAACCTTGCGGAGCAGGAGCAAGTTGCTTTAACTAGCCAAGAAGA